GGCGTATTGGAACTGAGAGGCAAAAGCTGATCCAGCGGGGAAAAGCTCGGTGTTGGTAGCGAAAATAAACTGGGCATCAATAGCATCAGCTGTAGCACCTTTGACAATCTGAATAGTGTTAATGTCAGTACGGACTATGGCCTTTGGGACGGGCTGGGCGGATGTGACCTGAGAGGTGACTAGGACCGGGACGGATCCGGCGCCCTTGGTGAATTGACCTGAGGGACGGCGCCGGGCGGGAGCGCGCAATGTGCCAGCACGCGGGCGGCGGCGATTTGACCAGCCGCCGCCAGCATAGCTTCGTGGGGCAAACGCAATGCGCTTTCCTTTGGCCTTGCGATTATTCCGAAAGCGAGCTGCCGTCCCGTAAATCCGTTTGGCGAGTCCGATGATCGGGCCTCGCTTTGGGTGCGGGACTCCAGCCGCGCCGAGAACCATGTTTCCGAATTCTTCGAAAGCTGCCATGAGATATATACAAGTAAGAGAGTTAAAACGACGAGTGTGTACGTGTTTTTGAACAGGGATAGCCCTGCAGAAGATTTTGTTTCGTCTTCGTACCCCGCACCTATTATTTACTCATAATCATGTTCCGCCAGACGGCGGAACAGAGGATGCTGCAGGAAGCTGAACAAAGGAGCTGTGCGAATCATTTCTTCACACTCGATAAACCACCCTTCGGGCACTTCGTAGTACGCAGAATAATATCTCAACAACTCGTTGCGGTCGCGAGGAGCGAGGCGTTGAACGAGAACGACTGAGTATAAGTGCATATCTTTGTCATTGGACATCTGTTGAACAGAGTGGGTCATAAGATATTTGGTGACAAAGGTACCAATGAGGGGTACAGCACTAGCGGTCTGATAACTGGAAGCAAGATTATGACAAAACATTTGACAAGCACGCAATAGGTCCTTGGTTCGGAATATGACGCGCGGATCGGTAAGTGATTTGCCAAACTTGAGAAATCGGCTGGGCAAAGGGAGCCAACAGCGTTCGCCGTCGATAGTGGGCCAGGAACCTTTTAGAAAGTTGGCCGTATCGATGGTACAGCGATTGATTTTCATGGCAAAACCAAGGAACAAGAACAATTGGACGTAGTCCCCATTCATCATGAGAACAAACAGCCAGGCAGCGGCCATCACTATGGAGTTACCAATAGTGGTGTCAGGGCCGCCTGTGTCGCGCGTAGGACGTTTTTGTCGGTCGATGTGAATAGAACGGCCAAAATCAAGATCGCGATCAACAGAATAAGGAGCAGTGGCCATTCGATGCAACACATCAATAGCGGCTTCTGGTAAACCGAGGCGCGAGAGCAAGACCCATTCGAAAGCCAATGGACCAAAAGATTGACTTTGGTCGAAACTTGAAGCGTCAGCACACACGTAAGTACCATCATGTGCGACAATAGAATCGTCGCCAGCAACCATGATGAACCAAACATCTGGGTGAGCTTGAGTGCGTCGCATCCAAGTGGAAAGTTGAACGTCTGTGAGGCCACTCCCAAAACATACATGATATAAATTGTCATCATGACGATACTGGGGGTCGCAATCAACAGACCATGCCATATGTAAGCGTGTTTGAGCTTCCCGAATATACGGGCCAACAGCAACTTGTATTCTAGGGTCAACATTGGCAATAACGCGTGGTTTGTAGGATAGGGTCGTGCGGGGAAGAGTTTCGTCCATTTTAACAAATAGTTTGGTAGTCAAATGTTGGAAATCCAAGCCATCTCGATCGATTTGGGATTTCACAGCCACCATCTGTTTCTGTTTGCTCGGTGGAAAATTGGCGAGCCATGCAGGATACACGGCGTCATATTGAATGACGGGATGAGGAGGTAGAGTACAGAATTTCTCGACCTGTCGCCAATTCTCTCTCTGGGCAGAAGGGGCCAGAGGGGGTCGGGCTAAAATACGTAACTGAACAGCCTTATATAGCATGTGGGGCGTTTTTGCACAAGCGTACAAAGGAACGTCAGTAGGTAAAAAGGCCACATAGTTGCGATTAGCAACGACATAACGATCATTAGGAATACCAGTAACAACCAAATCAGGGCAAGCGGGCTTGTCAGGGGCGTTAACATCGTCTTGCAAAGGAACATAGCACTCAGATTGAGGAAA